GGACGATAGCTCAAAGTTCTCATCGGTAATGGATCAAATAATGGTAGTCTCACCACTGTTTTTTCCCGCGTAGTATCTTTCCAATACAATGTAACAAACACGGATGGTATTATTTTTGTATAGGCATCACACGTGTAATATCCATTTGGGAATGAAAATTCAAGATTAAATGCTCCGGTTGGCTCCGTGAGCTTGGCAAAATTTGGTGTATTTTCAAAAGCCATTTGGGCGCACGGGAAAGGTAATCCTGAACCAGTATAATTTGTCATACGGTCGATTGGTTTGGGGGCGCTAATAATTACATCTTTCGCAGAAGCCATCTGTTTTACATTTCCTTTTAGTTTGATTTTGGCATCAAGATCATCTTCTACATATATGGTACATTGTACAAACTCATTATCAAAACTATAAGACATATGATGTATAACCTATAGTTGTTTTCTAAAAAAGATTTATTTAATTAATTAATTATTTATTCATTAGTATAATCAATTACAAATTATAAATTATGATGAATAAGCCCGATAATCACCTACGCCCTGGTTATTCATCTCGGTACGAGTGCAGCTGACCTTGTCGCACCTTACAACATACCTGCTGTCAAGCATGGTAGAAGGGTTCGTGGGATTTAGACAAGGAGCACAAGGAGAAAGTCCCTGGATAGCACGGGCACGCTGTTGTTCAATGATCTTCCTAGCATTCTTTTGTAGATACATGCGCGAATCATAAGAGCTCAAGGGCAACCTTGAAGCGGCAACTTGAGACATGAGTTCCGCATTCTTTTCACAACGGAAACGATAATCCGTAAAGGCACGGGCATCATTCATACGACTGGGGCACATTTCAGATAGGTCCTTGCCTGAGCACGAACTATTACAAGACATATTTACTTACTACTTTTACATTCACAATTTATTTTTTTACTTTATACTGATACCGGGAATGAAGAAAGAACGCGATCAACAAGGATCACCTTACTCCCATCTGTTTGTAATCCTCTTGAAGAACATATATCACGCAAAGCATCAAGATTCATTTTCTTTAGCTTTGTTTTAGAATATTCATGCGTATCTGTATCCGTGAACGATACACTGTCCTCATCTAGGTGACTATCCGCCTTCATAGAGTCTTTATGAATAGTGTCATGCGATTCTTTTGCTTCACTTAGAGTTATACCGCTCTTTTTAGTAAATTTAGTATCATCATCAGAATTGCTATCATTGTCAGTATTCCTTTTAAATATTGTGAATGGAGAAGCGGATTCGTCCATCAGTTGTTGTAAAGGTATACCGTTAAAACATGCTCTCATAAGAGCTATGTCGTCATCGTCATCGTGATTATCCTCATCCTCATATTCGTCATTATCATTATCATTATCATTATCTTCCTCTTCATCCTCGTCCTCGTCCTCATCAGCATCTGTGTATATATTCTCGTTCTTGATTTTTCCTCCGGTCATCGTTTGCCCATCTTGAGGGTTCGTTAAAGTATTGCTTAATATACTACAAGACTGGTTAATGTCGTGACAGTCGCGCGAAGATAGTTCGTCTATCCTGGCTTCCAGTCGCGAAAGAGTTTTCCAAATATAGAAAAATCCTACAACGACGACAATGCCAATTAAAGCAATTTGTATCATAAGAAGAAATTGGGGATCACGACTCATTGTTATTTGTTTTATATATTGCCGATTTAAATTTTATAGCGTTTTGAACGACGGACGATGGAAGCTTATCTGTACCCTTTAGAAGCTCTATCGCGATACTCTGGAAAGAGGGACCGGAACGAATCCTATAGGGGAATTGATAGGAATCGCTTGTTTTATCATAGATGGCATCCATGGATATATTTGTCCATTGACTGGAAGAAAGTTCCGTTAATCTGTGGTAATGTGATGTTACGATGGTTCGTATATTTGGAAGCTCGCCCAGATACTTAAGAACAGCATATGCTGCCGCCTGACCTTCAAGTGGTGGCGTAGAATGCATTGGTTCGTCAAAGAATACAACCGCCGATCCATTGGCATTCTGTATTTCTTTTGCCGCCTTTATGATGTTTGAACAATGTGTGACTTCGGTTTCAAAGAGGGAAGCGGTTCCTACGATGTCTCTTACTCGCATATACGATAGGATAGCGGACACAGGAGATACAACCATCTTTTTAGCACAACATATACCAAGCGTTTGAGACATTAAGATATTAGCACCAATAGAGCGCACATAGGTACTCTTACCAGCAGCATTCGGTCCAGTAATGACAATATTCTTTGATAGACACATTGGATTGCTTGTTTGTTTTCCTGTGATGACCGGATTTCTCATACCAATACATAGATGTTCTAAATTGGACGAGTACGCCTGTTTATATCTAACAAAAGACCATCCATTTGTATCTACCAGTCTTCGGCATGTAAGGAATACATCTAATTCATAAAAGCGCGCGATTAATGCCGATATGTTTTCGCGCAAACCATTATCAAGCCAAAGATCGTGAATACCTGCCATACCATTCGGGATATTTGGGCACGGTATTCCGGTATTATCCCATACAGATACGAGAGAGTGAGCACCTTCCACAAATGCCTTTATATTTTTTACTCGGTCCATCATCTTCTTTCTTACAGCGTATAACATACGAGATACATCAATCGTTTGTATGATTCCATAAATAAACATAAAACCGTACATAGCAATCATAAATAGCTGTTTTGATTTCTGCTGGGCACTGATTCCTTCCATAGATTGTTTAATAAGGAACATAGCCAATTTGAAATATTGGACAATAGAAAGCTTCCATCCCATACGATAACGAAGGTAAAACCATGGAGCGAGTATGCTCATGATCGGTAAGAAAATCTGTAAAAGAGGCGTTAGCCATATTCTGTACATATGGTACATATCAAGCGTTCTTGATGATTTATTTATACGATTGAGCAATGGTAGCGTTGGGAATAGCAATGGTAAAGGCCAAACATCGCCCATTTTCTCTGGAAGACTATAAATCCATAATAGGTCTGTTTCTATTTTAGCCAATTGTTGAACTTTTTCTTGCCACCCCGGTTGTATCCTTTTTATCATATTTTGTCGGTCTTTTAGCATACTTATACTTGTTGTCGGGTTAGATACAATCTTGTGAAAAAGATTACGACCGCCCTGTGTATTCGCTTGATTTTTACACCATTCTGTTAGTTGTAGATCATCCAGCGTATTGATGCTAATAAATGCGGGTTCTACTATTTTTTTAGCAGGAAATACTGTTTCAAAAAGATCTTGTGAAATCGTAAAATCTTCTATATCCATCATATTATTTAGCCTTTCGGTAGCATAACACATTTCTGGATTTTTCATACGATCTCTGGATAGTATAGCAAGTTTTGTCGCGATACTCATCTGTCTTTACATTTTTTAACATTTAAAACGGTCATTATTCAGCGCACATTACAAATAAAAATATGAAAGGGCAATTTAAATATTAAATACTAATTATTAATTAAGAATATCGTTTGTATATAAAATAAGACATCAAAATGCCGTATGATATATGTACCGTAATCTATAATGGAATCGTATATCGCGTACCTAAAACACACTTTGAGACCGAAGAAAGAGCGCAGGATAGAGCCTGGTATATAGCAAAAAAAATTGATAAATGGCCGAATGGGAAACCAGACGATATTGAATATGAAGCATTGCTTAATGAATCACACATTTATATAAATAAGAAATATTTCAATATGGAATATTGATCGTATCATATTGTAGGTTATAGATTATTTATATGAACAATATTGATCCCAAAATATGGGGGTCATCCGCTTGGCTTCTTCTACACGATATATCCTTTTATATCGCCAGCGTACGCGATGAAAAAATTATGAAACAAGCGAAAGAATTTTTTATGGTTTTACGACATATATTACCATGTGAAAGGTGTCAAGTATCGTATGATATACATCTTCTATATCTACCATTTCCTAAAAAGATGACGGATATGCCGAAATGGGTTTTTGATCTTCACAATCGGGTAAATAATACGCGTAAAGAAAGCGCGGATAGTCCAATATGGAATACATGGCAAAAAACATATCAAATAGAGATGGAACATCATACGATGATAAATATATGGCCTTTTATTCAATCTATTGCCACAATATACCCACATAGCACCGGGTATGATCAAGACATTTACAAAGAAAGCGTAAAACGATTCTTTGAATTATTATTTATATTTTTAAAGAATCTAAAAGGGTATTCGGGTGACATATTGTTATTGAAGGATATTTTCAATCAAGAAAAAATAGAAGATAGCATTGGATCAAGGATCCAATTTCAAAATTTGGTTACATCCGCGGGACGAAAAATACATGCTCAAACAATAAATCATAATACTTGCGAAGAAAAATGTAAAATGTAAATTATAAATATTTTTATACAAGTTTGCTCAGCTTCTTGCTAAGGGAAGATAGTTCCCGAGCATAGAGCTTGAAGGCACCTCCCTTCTTTTTATACTTGCCTCCTACCTGCTTCTTAAGATCAAACAAGAGACTATTAAATCCACCAAGAGCATCTGCCTGTTTGGCAGCATCTCCTGCGTTGAATGCTTCTACTTCTCCTCCCTCGGCACCTCCGCGCTTCTTGCCCTTGCTACCCTTTTTCTTGCCGCCACCCGCGTAAGAGCTAACCATATATTCAGCAGTAGCACCCGCATCCATTCCACAATCGGCTCCTCCGCGCTTCTTTCCTTTGAGGCTTTTCTTTTTGCCACCTCCAACGGCGAGAGCTGGAACTTCTTGATCTTTTACACCACCTACGACACTATCAAATTCTCCGTGTCCGTCTCCGCCACGCTTCTTTCCTTTCTTCTCCTTTTTGCCCTTCTTGGCGCCACCGAAGATAGCAGGGGCTTCTTGACCACTGACACCACCGACTGCTCCGGGAATAACATCCGAAACACCAAGTTTGCCACCATTAGAGGTGCCAGGAGGAATGGGAACACCCATGTGTCCGCAAGTAGAACTTGCCATCGAAGGAACAGGGGGAAGAGGAGTAGCAGGGCTTGTTGATATTGGCATCAACTCATCATGACGATATGCTATCTCGTCATTTCCTCCCTTTTGCTTACGACCCTTGCTCTTGCTCTTGCTCTTCTTAGCTCCACCCATGAGAGTTGAGGGAGCATTGACTGGGGCGGGGCGAGAAGCAGATGTACCTCCTAGATAGTCATTGTTTGGAGTATGTGGCACTTGATCAGTTGCGAGAGGACTTTGAACGGCACTACCCATGATTGCTTCATCCGCGCCTCCACCTTTCTTTTTATTTCCATTTACTTTACGGGTTTTCTTCTTACCGGCTCCACCTTGTTGTAGAAGTCCAGTGGGTGTATCTATGGGGGCGGATCGTGAAGCATTTGTGGCTCCAATATATGGGTTGTTCGTAAGATCAAGACCACCTTTTACCAGAGGGCTCCTTGATTCGCTTCCGCCATCCGAACCGGCAGTAGCGGGGTTTATAGACCTAACGTCGTATGGAATATAAGATCCTGCTGATTGAGCTTGTCCAGGAACAGCAGGAACTACGGATGAAGGCATATCAGGCCGTCCTGCACTTATTACGGGTATGGAACCTCCTGGAACGGTATTCATTACATCTTCTCCTCCTTTCATCTTACGACCACGGCTAGTTTTTTTGCCATAATATGCGGCGGCATATAGTAGACCGGCTGCAACAGGGGTTGAAAGCTCTACTCCTCCCTTTTTAGATTTCACTTTGGTTTTAGCTTCTTTGGACGAAGGCATAATAATCTATCTATACTTATTGTGATATTTATTTTTGTTTCTATTTTTTAAAATAAAGAACAAGGGATATAGCGGCTACGGTTATAAAAAAATTTAACATCATAATGATAACTATGATAGGAATAATATGCCACAAGATCCATTTTATTAACGGGCGTATAATATGATCCCTCGTTGTTTCCCTATGAAGTTCTTTTGATATTGCCGTAATAACCATTTCTAACATATGTACGTGTACCGGCATGATCTATATGTGCGTTACTTACATCATGAGAAATCCCTTTTTGAATTATAGACGGTGCTGTATATCATATGACTACAATCCTATTCAAAAAACCGGAAAGAAAGCTTGACTCTTTTTTAGTACCAATAAGGGGCAATAATAATAATAAAATTCGCATAAAATTGGTAGATGAGATTTTACTTCAAAAAATTTTAAAGGTTCGTGATCAGGATGCTCATGTAATTCAATGTATTATTAATGATCATGTAATACAACAGAAATTTAAACAATATGATCAAAGTGTGCTACTACATGTGTTGGAAAATTGTAATAGTTGGTTTGGTACAGATTTAACGGAAGAGAAGATTCATGAGATGTTTATACCGTCTCTCGGCGACGGTATGGAGCTTCGTTCGCTCGTGTCGTCTATTATTGAGCCGGAAACCATATTGAATGATACAACGGTAAATGGATTTTGTGATCTTCTACCTATCATGGAGAGTAGCAAAGACCTTACATCCCTACGGATCATCCTTGAAATTGAAGCACAAGGCATATATATTCGCTCTAAGAAATTCGGTATTCGTTGGATTATTAAGTATATACGAGTTATCCAGGAAGATATACATAATTGCGATAACGCATTTGATAGTCGTATCCGTATAGATATTAACGATAAACTAAAAGAAGATGTAGATGATTTAGAAAGAGATGTACGGACAGAGATAGACGATTTAAATCAAAAGATCAAAAGTTTAGAAGAATTTGTAGGAAAAGCCCGGAACATGTTAGTGAAAATAGATAAGGTCGGGATCGTTGAAGGAAAAGATGCCGAAAAAGAATGGGCTTCGCAAACAGATAATTTATCAAAGATGATTTGGAACTATCAACGCAACCGTTTCATTTAAAAGTAAATTTTATCTAACGGATATTATAGATCCATTTCACCATTCAAGATGAAGAAAATGTACGTTACCCTCGCTATTGTACTTGTTGTAGTATTGCTAGTATTCCTATTCATGCGAGTAAATTGGAAAGCAGTTTCCATGAATACCGCTGTATCTGAAAAATTCACGAATTATCCTCAGGCTACTTCCGTGGCGGAACTTGCTCCCGTATTCCCAAATGCCGCTACCGGTGGCGTTGGTCAATTCGCCGGAGGTGATCCCACTGGAAATGAGGTATACAGCCCTGTTAAATCCTCTGATTCCATGAAAGGTGGTGTTGGTTCGCCCATCCCATCATGCTATCCCCGCGACACTCTTTCCGCTGAAGATCTTCTGCCCAAGGATGCCGCCAATAGTCGTTGGGCACAGATGAACCCCGCTGGACAGGGCGATATAGCAAATGTTAACTTCCTAACTGCCGGATATCAAATAGGTGTTGATACCGTTGGAAGCAGCATGAAAAACGCAAATCAACAATTGCGATCCGACCCCCCTGCTCCCCAGGTTGTTGTTTCGCCATGGATGCAGAGCACAATTGAACCCAGCGACATTAACCGTCGTCCCCTTGAGATCGGCGGTGAGTATTAAAAATTTTGTATTAAAAGCTATTTTTTCATTTACATACGATAAATAAACATATATTGTATCAAAACGCATATAAACGCAACTTTTATAAAGAATGTTAAGGAAAAACAATCATTTTAATGAGCCAAGCAGGTCAGACACTCTTACTAACATCCGTAACGAGCTATTTTGAAAAAAAACATGATCTTAAAAAGTGTCTCTATGATATCGTAAATAGTAGATCGGTATTATCACTTCGTGTAATAGATTGGTTCGTAACCCATTATACAAAAGAACGGAATACGATCTTTTGGGTAGATGATAAAAACGGGAAATTGGTTGAAACATTCCCTGCTACCGGTGGGAACACTTTGCGAAAGGTACATCTTTATCTCGACTATAGGGCTCAGTTGAAATCCTATACAAAACTAAATTTTGATCCATTTAGGCGTCATAATCGGATTAGTTTTATAATAGACACAAAAAAACACACGGTTCTCGAGACAACAATCGGGCAATTAAATTTTTTCCGTTGGTGTTTCCAAAATCATATTATTGAATATATTTGTAATCATCTTGCGGAGATAGAGGGAATTATGGCAAGGTTTATCCACGACAAGAAAGGAGGAGGAATAGGAGCAGGCGCAGGAGCAACGGGTACAACCAGTACAACGGGTATAATAAATAATCGTAATGAAATAGTAAAAGTTCAGGAAATGACACCAAAACAGGTAAGAAATAATAGAAAAACAGCGTGTCTTCGTAAATCTAATGCGAATACAGATATTATAGCAGCGCCTTGCTGTTTACATTTTACTTAGGTTT